GAGAATAGAACTATAGCAACACTAGCAAGGATCTTATAGAACCACTTCATCGTTACTTCCCCGTTTCATTCTGAAGCTTTGACAGGTAGTCGAGTCGTTCAGGAGTAGTCCAGTCCTTAGAGAGTCGGAACTTAGATCCGACCTTAACATAGCACTGATGGTCGATGACTGTCGTGAACACACCATACTTATCACTGATCGAATGGCACTCGTCTTGCGCTGACTTCTCTCTCAGCTTCGATCCTATCATAACCAGGACTACAGCAAGAGAGGCGATAAGTAATGATGCGCCCCAAGCTAGCCAATACTCTTTCAGGTGTTTAAGCATGACATCCTCAGTAGTTGTTTAGTTGTGCCTCATCGTATCTCTCGTCAAAATCTCCCTCTAGCGCGTCATAGAGCTTGGCAAAGAATGTTTCGTTCTCTGAACCCTCCTGGTCAAGGGAATCCCAGATAACAGTGTTGATAAGCTTGGTAAGCTTCTTTCTTTCGCTATCATCTAGCTCAATGGTAGCAACAGTTACTGTCGGCTTTTCAAGTCTGACTTTCATATCTCTCCTAGTTCGCGGGAGGGCGCTGGACAGAGTCCGCCTCAGTCACGAGTCTACCTGATGTGAACGAAGGGCGCAAGAAAACGACCGAAGGTCCCTAAAGGCGAGGCTCTTTGCCGAGCCGCCTCGCCACTATACCTTATAATAGGGAAGCGGCCTAAAAGCCGCTGTATCTTACTTAACGCTCCAAATTCAAACTCTACTGCGTATTCGTTTTCATGTCGCTAAAGAGATATTCCTTCGGAGAAATCAAACCTACGGTTTTATAGTACATATGTTCTGGTCTACTGTCAAGAGCTAGCGTTGTGAACTTGCGCACAGTCTGTAGTTTCAGACTGCCAAAAAATTTTTGGGCCCGGAGTGGTCAAACCGGTTCCGGCCTGATACGCTGGAGGAGCCAAATCAACCCAGCTAGGTTGTAGAGGTAACGAGAACAATGGAGTTCTCACTAGAGAGTGGTATGGATCTCTCGAACATAACTTAATAGAGACGTTGTAGTTTCAGTGCTTCGTGGCTCAACGGTCTCACAAGATGTGTAAGGTAATATCCACGGGGTCAGACTCAGACATATGCGTGAAGGGGTCTGACCCCACCTTTCTTCCCATAGCTCAACGGATAGAGCAGTGGACTTCTAATCCACAGGTTGTAGGTTCGAGTCCTACTGGGAAGACTTTTCTTTACCTAGGAAGGTAGATGTTATGTCTAAGTTCAAACTAGGAGATCGAGTTCGGGCAGCTAATCCTCTCTGGGATGCGACGGAGGAGGAGAAGGAAGAGGTCTGGCGGATCGTCTCGCTACCTTACTCCGATAGTGACTTCACCACCAGCGAGGTCTTTCTAGTAGAGAATGCTCAAGGTAGAACTGGTGTTATGGCCGAAGTAGAGATGGAACGAGTAACAGACTAATGGAACTTGTAGAGTATATCAAGCCAGAAGATCGAGAGACCTACGATTACATCTTCATGTCAGCTAAAGAGTTGACAGGTCGATACGATAAGGAGACTCTTCTACATCAGGTGGGCGTACTTCTCTTCACTATCATCAATCAGTGGGAGAAGGGTCTCATCAGAGACATCGCAACTATCTCTATGGCTCTCAGTGTAGCGCAGGCATACCACTCATTTCTCTCATGGGAACTAGAGAACTTCAGTCAGGAACTAGAAGACAAGGTAAGGGCGCTGATCAATGACGCAGATCAAGGTGCATGACAAGGTCAAGTATCATGGCAGCCATGAATACCTACATGGCGAGGTCTATCACATTGTCTACATTCCTTCAGATCCCGAAGGTAGAGGTTACACTCTAATCTCTGCTGAGAGGCTTAATGGATCGGGGAGTCTCCTGCAAAACGTCCATCGAGATTCGTTTACGAAGGTAGAAGACTCAGATGGAAGTTAATCTCAAGACAGAAGACGCGCGGAGGATTGTCTACAACGCCCTCCTGTATGCTGATCAGAAGTCTGATGCTCAAGGGTATACTCTGTGGGAGAGGAACTTCTCGCCCTTGGGGGCGGGTGATTATCTGTCAGTAGTTACGTCAGATGACTTTGTGATCCTGATGGACCACGTTCCTATCGTCTCGTCAAATATCAACGGTCCTCTGACGTTGACTAAAGAGTACCTCAAGCTTATTCACAAGGCTCTTGCGAATATTACTGACGAGCATGTTACCCTAGAGCTGGGGGAAGATAGCGAATGTTGTATCGTGCAGATCCTTGCCGACTATCAAGATGTCGTTCTCGGAGATGAGAGAATCAACATCGATAGTCCACCAGACGACTTCGCATTCTGGCCTGACAGACTGAGGAAGCTAAGTCAGATCAAACCTGGCAAACAACCTCTTAGGTTCCACTGGTATGAAGGTGTACTCAGGTTCAACATCGGAGATAGTATCTTCGGAGCCCTTGCTCCGCTCGATCTAGATAAGGTGGAAGAATAATGATTAAGTGTCTGCATGACAACTTTGATTGTTGTGATGAGTGCTGCTGCAATCCTACACATCCAACTGATTGCTAGATAGGAGACACGTAGATGGCCAGGATCCATAAGATCATTGAATCGCGAGAAGTAACCAAGGTCGAAGACGTAGAGATTAAGGCACTAGAGCCTACTCAAGAAGAGGCAGGTCTACTTGCCGACCTGCTGCTCTATGCTGTTGATTGGCATGCACTTGCCAAGGTGCTCAGAGAGTCCTCAGGGCTCAGTGAAAAGGCTTTGCAGGATCTCTATTACAAGTTAGATGGTCTCAGAGAGTATAAAGATCGTCCGTATCACACTGCGGATCTGACGCAAGTGATCGATGAGAAAGCAGTAAGGAGGATGAGCGCCGATGCCCAGAGGTGACGGTAGGGAAATGTACGGCAAGCCTCGGACTAGCATCAAGAAGACTGAGGTGAAGACACTCAAGCAGTCGAACAGTCTCAAGCGCAGGCTTGCAGACTGGAACGCAGATACACCTGCTGCTAGCGACATGAGGAATGATCCAGGTTTTCACAAGCCAGGGAGTCAGCGATGAGCAAGTACAAGATCGGGGACAAGTTCAAGCTCGAAGTAGAGGTGGAAATCTTCTCTGTTAATCAGCCTCCCTACAAGGAATACGATCTTAAAGTGGGAGAGGTATTCCTAATGAGCATTACCGAGAAACGCCTAGACCAGTACGCTACTAAGCTAGAAGAAAAGTATCCTGTAGGTACTGTAGTAGTCCTGACTCGTAGGAGTGATGACAGGGCACACATCTATCGTAGGATCAGTGAAAAGGATTGGTTCTTTACTGGCGCGGGGTTCCCACTCGACCGCGAGGATATCCCCCACGACGTTGCTGTCAGAGACATCGAGACATATACCGATGGTCCCAGCTTCATCTCGAAGCCGTCCTGATGTCCGTTTTGTCATTACTTCAAAAGCTCTGGAACCCCGGACCCTACTACCTAGTACTCAGGGACGGTTCTGTGCCGGTAGGAGCGTACTACTCAGTGCAGGAAGCACGTTCTGACGCTGCTGAGCTGAACGAGGAAGCGATGTTCTTGGCGCAGCCTCGGAGATACCAAGTGATCCACAGGAAGTTGTTCCTTCAGAGGTAGGAGCCTGCTGTGATCGGAATCATACTGAAGATACTTGCATTCTTCTATGTCGCAGGAGTAATATCGGGTATGATCTTGATGCATCACTTTGAGAGGTGAAGAGATACCTACTCGTTACCCCGTCTCGGTCTCAAGCCTGAAGAGCTACACTAGATGTAGCAAGCAATGGGAGCTTGAGCGTTTCACCCGTCCCCGACCCCCTAAATCCCCGGCAGCATGGACCGCTAGAGGTATTGCTGTCCACGACAGTCTTCTAGACTGGGAGCTGTCAAACAGAGCTATAGATGTAGAAGAGAAATACTTCGAGATCTATGATGAGACTATCGAGCGTTTCAAAGAAGATCAGCCAGACTACAATCTCTGGACTAGAACTCCAAGAGTTAAACTGGTAAAGACAGACATTGAGAAGCGCCGACTAGATGGATTAGGTCAGCTCAGAGGTTACATCGATGAAGCCGAGAGTGCAGCATGGGAGATCGCTCGTGATCATGAGGGTCTCCTACTCGAACGTAGGTTCGAAGTCAACTTAGTCAACCTAGTTGATCCGGAAGATCTCCTTCCTATCCGGGGAGCGATCGATATGGTCCTTGAGTGGCCAGACGGAACTAGGACGATCAGAGATCTCAAGACAGGTAACCCTGAATGGGATCCAAGACAGATTACTACTTACGGTTGGGTAGCACAGCAATGTCTCGGCCTAGGAGATGTCAAGCGAGGCGATTACTATCACTCGAAGTTGAACCGAGAAGGCAAGCCTTACGGTTCACAGGGAATGGTAAACCTCGACAGGACTACTGAGTACATTACGAAGATCTATTTCGATCTGTCTGATTCTATTCAGCGGAAGGTCTTCTTTCCTAATCCTTCACTGAAGGTATGTCAGTTCTGCCCAGTTAGAAACCTCTGTCCGGAAGGAAAGTAATATGACCGAGGGGTTCCCCCGCATCCAAGTCTCAAGAATGTTCAACAAGGATCAGATCGTCGTCCGTGGTGACAGTCCTGATGAGGTAGCAGAGCTAGCCGATGGTCTAGCTAAGGCTTCAGAACGCATCGCTTCAGCGCTGAACGCTACAGGCCAGGTCGTGTTTGCGGTCAACACCTTCAAGGGTGATGGTGAATCGTCAGAAAGTAAGCCTAGAAGCTCTGGTAGTTCTTCAGATCCGAAGAAGAGCTGTGATCATGGTGAGATGGAATATCGCACCGGCAAGAAGGCTAATGGTGATACTTGGACCGCTCACTTCTGTCCCGACAAGAAGTGTGAAGTTCAGTGGGGCAAGACGATTAAGGCGAAGTGATGGCAACCAAGCCAGAAGAGTTTCGAGTCTGGATTCCTGCTACGTCACCTGTCCTGACTGACAAGATCATCGGAGAGCTTGTCTCGGCTGTTGCTTCTCAGGTAGCTAAGGGAGAACTAAGATCTATCCAATCTTGGACCCTTAAGCATTGGGTTAGTTCCACAGACCCTTTGTTCACTGACGGTAATGAAGCTCCAGATGGATACAACTGTGCATTCACGTTTACGATGATGGCGGTCAGAGGTGCAAAGTCTGAAGTTCCTTCTTAGGAGAAGGGGGGAAGAGGGTTCAGCCCTCCCCCCCGTTCTTAAGACACTGGATTCGGCAGGAGTCAAGTTCAAGAGATCTCAGGTCTCGATGGTCGCCGCAGCTCCAGGCGTAGGCAAGAGTGCATTCGCTCTCAACTATGCTATCAAGGCTAAGCTCAAGACGTTGTACATCAGTCCTGACTCAGACATGATGATGCTGACTCAGAGAATCTTGGCTCAAGGTTGGAACATTGATACTCAGGTAGCTGAAGAGCTGATCGAGGCAGAAGAGCCTGATGCAATGGACTACATCGCTGAGACAGCTAAGCTGATCTGGTTTGACTTCCAAGCAGGGCCGAGGCTTCAAGACATTAGAGATAACATCGAAGCTTACGCTACTGTCTGGGGAGAATACCCAGAGCTGATTATTATCGACAACCTGAAGGACATTCAGAACGATGGTAGTGAGTACGAGCGATTCAATGAGAGCATTGACTTCCTCCATCAGTCAGCAAGAGCGACGTCAGCTCACATCATGGTCCTCCACCACGTTGTAGGTCACTATGAGGATGGCCTTACGCCGGTCCCTCTGACGGGGCTAGTCCAGAAGCCCGGCAAGTCCGTCCGGCTAGTCCTGACCCTCCACAAGGTCCAACCAGGTATCATGGGGGTCAGAGTCGTCAAGTCCAACAACTCTCGATCGTCAGGAGATGCCAGTTATGGAGTCGACATCGGATTCCTCCCAGAACGAATGTGGTTCAGTGGATGAGTTCTTTGAATGTCTCATGTGTGGTCAGCTTAAGCCTCTACCTCAGATAGAGACAGATTGCGATCTCTGTCTCTATGAGGATTTTGAGATCTGTCAAGCTTGTCATAGTGAGGTCTGACCTATGATGTCAATGAAATGCCTACCAAGGTTCCTTCAGATCGGCAGAAGAGGGATCTTCCTTCTCTTCTTCGCGGCTCTTGAGCTGGTCGTTGGTCTGGGATCTATCGGCCAGCAATTGACAGATGTACAGACAGCCAACTCTCACTATCTCCTGATGCTTATGCCATTGATAGCATGGTATACCGTCTGGACTATTGCTGGACTAATCAATCTAGCAGCAGCTTTCTGGAGGAGACTGGAACAACATGCATTCTTCCTAGGCTCGATGTTATCTATATCATTCGCAGTCGCAGCCCTTATGGCTGAGATCTTCTATCCTCCTGCTACTAGAGCATGGATGGCTACCATTGTTTATGGTGGTCTAGCGATTATCAATCAGATTGTCGCTGGATGGGACGACCCTAGTAGAAGGATCAAATAGAGATGGGCAATCAAGCATTGATCGCTCTCTTTGTTGCTATAATCTCTGCCGCCGGGTCAATTTTTGCCGTAGTTCAGAACCGAAGGACTGATGACAGGAAGACTAACGTATCAGAGTTTGAAGCTATCGTTGCTGTGCTTCAAGTAGACAATCGAGAGCTACGAGATGAAAACCGACAGTTGAAGGCACGGCTGAATAGAGCCGAAGCTAGACTAGCTACTCTGGAGGGACGTCAATGAAAGACATGTTTGATCGAGAGCTTGTTCCGGGTGATGAGGTAGTCTACTGCACTAGACATAGTAGTAGTATGACTCAGAACTATGCTAAGGTACTTATCTCTCAGTCTGACAAGGCTAGGGTCCAGCCGTTGTCAAGAGATCGACAGTCTCGCTACTTCGTAGACTCAAGGACTGGAGAGAGGGTCGAATGGCTTGATCTGAGGGCACATTATAAGGTTCCCGCCAAGTATGAACACAACGTAACTGGCAAGGTGATCTCACAAGATGAGTACGAGGAACTTCAGCGGGAGTATTACAGCATTCCATATCACCAAAAGCCAGACTTCTCTTCAGAGAAGCATGTCTATGCTTACAGATATAAGCCATACGTTCTACATGACTACGTAGTTGAAGATTACGACCCCGCTAAGCCTGTCTGGATCTCTACTCCCCGATATGTCGTCAAGCTGGAACGTCCTGCATGACACCAGAGGAGAAGAAGAAAGATGCAGCGCTTAGACGGACTCATGGGATCTCGCTAGCGCAGTACGAGGCTATTCTTGAGGCTCAAGGTGGTTGCTGTCCTATCTGCTTCAGAGTCCCTGATGAAGGTGAATACTTCACAGTAGATCATGATCATGGGTCTAAGGCCCAAGAGATCGAGCCGTTTGTCAGAGGAGTAATCTGTCGGGGTTGTAATAGGTTCGTTATCGGTAGGCATCGTGATGGTGCTAAGCTGATGAGGGCAGCAGAGTACTTGCTTTATCCTCCTGCTCAGCAGGTACTTCCAGCCAGTCACAAGTATCCTCAGAAGAAACGTCAGCCAAGGAAGAGACCACGAGGGAAGAGATGAGCCACTCTGAATATCACGAAGGTATCTGGTTTGAAGTACCTGACGGTAATGATCCATTTACTGGTCTGATGTTCTTGTGGACGTGTCGATTCTGTGGCTGTCTGATCAACGGAGATCTCAGAGAGATTCATATTGCTTGGCACAACGATAGACCGGAGGTGTAGGTGGACACATATGCTAAGGTCACTATAACTGTCGAAGTTAATGATGAAATTACTGCTTATTACTTCCCCCATGTCAAGGCCGCTGCCTTCGATTGGTTCCGCGATAATATCTACAATGATTCTCTGAAGTTCAGATTCAACGGAGAAGCTACGATTGACGACTACAGCGATGCTGATCGTTATATGTACGTCAGCATGACAAAGAAGAAAGACTCTATCCCGGGAGTGTATTAAGTTGGTACTTATGTTACTAGCTGCACTAGGATTTACGTGGATCTATATCATCTTCGGCCTATGGCCTGAGCGTGACAAAGCAAGAGCCGAATTGTTCGCACAGCTCCATCGAAACATGATGCAAAATTTTGCCGATGCAGAGCATAGTCTCAAGCGAGCCGAGACAGCTATCAAAGTTATTGAGGAACGAGATGCCGATGAACGAGCAGATGAATGAAGAAGAGCCATGGACGGACAAGCTGAACCGAGCATCAAAGAGGGCAATCCGTAAGAGAGTCCGTAAGGCTATGCAGCGAGTAAGACCTCGACTGACACACTGGGTCCAGGTAGAGTCAGCAGTCAACAGACAGCTCCGAAAGGTTAAGCAAGATGCCAAGCGATCCGCCAGGCGGAGAGATCAGGAAGATCGATCATCGGAACATGAATGAATGGATCGACGTTCCGGACTCAGACTTTCAGGTTATGATCCGTAGCAATGATCCACTCGACATCCTATGGGTAAGGAAGACCCCGAAGCCTAAGCGAGGAAGACCAAGGAGGACGACATGAGGGAGAAGATTATGGATCTGAAGCTCTGGAAAGACGATGGGTTGTTCGATAAGGTCTACGCAGAGATGTATCGTGCTATTGATAAGCATGGGTTCAACCAGACTCCTGCCAATCCTGAGATGAACCCTATGGAGAAGGCAGTAATCCTCTTTGAGGAAGTCGGTGAGGTAGCCAGAGCTACTACGTACGATGGCTCTAACAAAGATAACCTCAAGGAAGAGCTGATTCAGGTCGCAGCGATGGCACTGATGTTTGCTTCCAGCTTGGAGGAGTAATGGCGCATCTGTTCATTGTCGGCCAACCTAAGTTCAGGTTCCAGACATACTGTCCGACCAGATCTTACAACGATAGATACAAGCTCCACACCCATGAGGGTAACGTCAAGCTGGCCGTCCGAAACTACTGTCGGTATCACGAGGGCTATAAGACCCAGCAGGGTTCAATGTATATCTGGTACTGGAATCCTAAGCTCGGCTGGTATCATTGGCTACAGATCCTCCCGACTGACCAGTACTCAGACATCAAGTGGCCGAAGGAATACGGTGACATGGTCTAAGATTCAGTGTCCATTTCATGACGACATACATCCATCATCACAGTTTTCAGACACAGGATGGTTCCGGTGTTTCGCTTGCGGAGTGAAGGGGCGACTGGTAGAATTGTTTATGACTCTGGGAGGCTTGAGTGAATCTAGTGCCAAAGCCAGAGCAGAGGAAGTCACTGACGGACGCTGCGAGATCTTATCACAATCAGATATTCGACAGCGAAGAACATTTGATGTACCTGAAGAGTCGCGGCGTGACGGAAGATCTGATGCGTTCCTTCGGTCTCGGCGCAGTAGTAGAACCAGATTCGAGCCATGAAGATTTTCAAGGATGGATCTCCATTCCATACTCAACACCAGGAGGCATCGTATCCATCAGGTTTCGTCGTCTCCTTTCCGACGTGCAGCCTAAATACATGGACCTACCGGGAGAACCTCCAAGGCTATACAATCCTAGAGCTTTGTTCAGGGACGAAACTCTATTTGTATGTGAAGGGGAACTCGACGCCGTCGTTGCATGGGGTGCTGGCTTGGCGTCAGTCGCGGTCAATGGCGCTGAGAAGTGGAACAGGGTATTTGCGAGAATACTCAGCAACCGTGATGTCGCTGTCCTCCAGGACGGCGATGATGCAGGCAGAAAGTTTGCTAACAAGATCTACAAAGACCTAGGTGGATGCAAGGTCGTAAAGATGCCTAAGGGTGAAGACGTCTCATCGTTCGTCACGGATCACGGAGTAGAAGCGTTCAGGGAGAAGGTCAATCATGTCTGATATGGTTATCATTCCTGTCAAGGAGATCGCTGGCAGGATTGCTCAGCGAGAGGTTCAGAACTTGGATGAAGACGAGCTATTTGGTAGACTCCTACTTGAGGACTTCGCTGACGAGATGTCCGATGACATGCTATTCGAGCTTGCTAGACAGGTCCGTAAGGAACTGAGCACGGCTAAGATGGAGTTGAAGTGGGAGAACTAGAAGAAGAGCCCCAGACCCCACAGGGAGTGGCTGACAAGATCGACCAGATCGTCGATGTTATGATGCAGCTAAATACGGTGATGATCCACAAGGCCCGTAAGGCTGCAAGGATCTATATGGAGCTTCAGAGTGATCATCTGACTCAGGCAGAACGAGCCTTTGAGGTCGCTCAGCTCTGTGCTATCGGAGCAAAGCTTGTCTCAGATATTACGGGTGATCTGATTACTGCCGAGTTTGATATCGGTGACCAACTATTCGATGAGTATAGTTCTCAGGAGACTACAGACGATGAGGAGGGCGAGGAAGAAGATGAAGATCCTAGCAATTGACATCGAGACGTCCCCGAACCTCGCTGATGTCTGGGGGCTCTGGAATCAGAACATCTCACTGTCTCAGCTCCGTGAGTCTAGTAGGACGATGTGCTTCGGAGCGAAGTTCATTGGAGAGAGAAAGAGTTTCTTCTTTTCTGAGTTCCATAATGGCTACTCTGATATGGTCGCTGCTGCACACGATCTGATGTCGACGGCCGATGTACTTGTCCATTGGAACGGCAAGAAGTTCGATGTTCCTACTCTGAACAAAGAGATCCTTCTCGAAGATCTTGCTCCCCCCGCTCCATTCAAGGAGCTAGACCTGATGCTAGAGTGCAGGAAGCACTTCAGGTTCCCTAGCAATAAGCTGGACTATGTAGCAAACATCCTTGGTCTTGGCAGCAAGGTCAAGCATGAAGGTCATATCCTCTGGCAGAAGTGTCTCACTGGCGACAAGGACGCTTGGCGGAAGATGAAGACCTACAACATGCAGGATGTATATCTTCTAGAGGGGATCTACAATAAGACACTACCGTGGCTCAACCATCCCCACAGAGGTCTTTATGCAGGAATCGAAACTAGCTGCCCTAACTGTCCGAGCGCAGACAGCAGAAGAGAAGGCTATGCCTATCTTGAGACCGGTAAGTATCAGCGATACCAATGTCTCGGGTGTGGAAAATGGTTCAGAGGGACTAAGCGAGTCGACTCCGTCAACACCAAGGGAGTACAGTGACGCTACAGCTTACTCCCGAAGAGGTAGCTAAATGGGATGACCTGATCACTAGAGTCTCTCGTTCAGTTTCTAGGGACTTCCCTGATCTAGAGACTGACGATCTCTACCAGGATCTCTGGGAAGATCTACTTACTGGTGACCATCATATCTATCTCGACGAACCTTGGATTAAGGCCCACCTTCTACGCCGTGGTCGGTGGGTCGCTTGGGAACGTCGCAGAGAGAACCTCCAGTGGTCCAGCCAGTACACTTATCGACCTAGTGATATCCGTCTGATGCTCAAGACAGTCTTTCGTCAAGAGGACTGGGATAAGATCTTCCTACCGGGTGACGCTACCGAGGAAGAGAACCGGAGTGCTAGACTGGACATGGCCGTCGACCTGTCATGGGCCCTCGACCAGCTCAGCGACGCACACTACGCGGTTATCAAGGAGCACTATGGAGATCAGGTTGTATTCGCAAGGGACTCTGCGGAATCTAAGATGCTCTATCGTGCCGAGCTAAGACTGACAGATGTACTGAATACCTATCGTGGGAAGCAGTCACCCAAGATTCCCAGAAGAACGATGTCTAATGCGAAGGCTAACTATATTCTCCAGGAGTTGACAGATGGATCCTAACGAAGACGAAGAAACCGGCCACATTAGAGTCTGGGGACTAGAGCAGCCGATCAGGGAAGTGCCTGCATTCGCTAAGCCTAAGTACACAGAGCGAGAGAAGGCCCTGTTCAAGGAGCTGAACAAGATCGAGAGTGTCCTCGCTGGTGCCCTAGGGTATGACTACGATGAGGACTACGGTTGGAACATCGGTGAGCATACTGCTTACACTCTTGCTATCGAAGCTGCTCTAGCGTTGAAGGAGAAGCACGGGGATGTCTGAAGAGAGATATGTCGATCCTGACACCGGCGCAGAGAAGGGCAAGAAGGCAGAAGAGTTTGCCTATATGCCAGTCAAGCCTCTAGAGGCTGTCGCTAGAGTCTACGGGATGGGTGCGAAGAAGTACGAACCCAGAAACTGGGAACGTGGCTATGACTGGTCACTTAGCTATAGCGCTCTTCAGCGACACCTGCATGCATTCTGGGGTGGTGAGGATACTGATCCTGAATCAGGAGAGTCACATCTAGCTCATGCTGTCTTCCACTGTCTAGCTCTGATGGACTTCTCAGAGACTCATCCTGAGAAGGATGACCGCTCTGTAGAGCGACAGTTTCTAAGCTATCCTGTCAACATCATTCCAGAAGAAGTTGAGCTGGAGTGGGTTAATGGATACTGTGAGTCTGATCTTGGGCCTCATAAGCATGGATTCTATAATGGTTCGGAGCGATATGAAACAGGTTGTCCACGGCGAGCATGTGGTACGTGCATCGACGAGAACGGTTGTAACTACGGCTTGGCTGGACATCTGATCACCTGTCTTAAAGCACAGAAGGCATACTAGTGACGTCGTTCAAGACTCCACCTAGAGGAGAGCTTAAGTGGCTCGCTGTAGATCTCGATGACACGATCGCTAAGGGTGTCTGGACTCCTGAATCTGCCGATCCAGGTATAGGTCCTCCCAAGTGGGAGAACATTGACAAGATGGTAATGGCCTATCATTCAGGCTGGAAGATTATCATTCATACATCACGTCCTTGGCATGACTACGAGATGATCGAGAGTTGGCTCTTCCACTGGCCTTACTACGATTACTGGTTCTATCAGGAGACTAGGCTAAGTCAGTACGTCTCTCGTATCGTCTGTGGTAAACTACTAGCAGCAGCATATATCGATGACAGAGCTATTCACGAGTCGGAGGATTCATGGGTTCCGAAGAAGTGATCATCTGTGATGATGATTGTTTCTGCTGTTGCTCACGAGACTGCCCTTGTGCAGTAGGAACATACGATGACACTCCAAACTGTTCAGAAGAATGCGTCTGCCGATGCAACAACAAGAAGGAATGGTAAAATGGCCGAAGAGACGACAAACGACGAGTTCTGGAAGGAACTCGGGATGCCAGCAGGAATGCTAGCCAGCGTTGATCAGTTCGACATGACTGTCAAGCAGAACATCGAAGCAGCAGTCACGGCGCTGACCATTGCTGAAGATGCTGGGATGGTAACTCCGCCTAGCTACATGGCCGTCGTCCTCGCTAAGGAGCTTGGACTCAATCCTACTGATGTCGAGGACCCTCTCGTCAAGATGACGTACATGTATATCTATGCTCTGTACGCTCTCAAGAAGGAATGGCACGAGTGACTGCGTCTATTGACCTTCTTGCGAATGAAGAGTCCAGGACGATGGCCCATAGGATCATCAGATTCTTTGCTTCGCATAAACGAGACTGTCACTGCTTCATCTGTCGTAATCTGACAGAGGAAGAACGTGAGTGGTTGATGCAGCATCAGGCAGCTTTCGGGAGAGGGATCAGAGGTAGATGAAGGTAAGTCTCATTGCTCAGACAGTGTTTAGCAATTTTGATGATGGTATCTATAATTCGGATTATGAACCTCATTGGAATAGTGCAACATACGAATATGACATTGATGAACTAGCAGAGTTCGCTGGCAGACTTTGTTACCAGTCGTGGGATCGTCCTAATCCTGAGACTGCTACCAATACAGGCTATCTAGCCAATATCCTGAAGCAGAAGCACTTCTCTGTCCTAGAGCATGCTACTGCTACATTCCTTATTCAGGGTGTGTCACGGAGCCTTACTCATGAGCTGGTCAGACATCGTCATCTAAGCTACTCTCAGTTGTCACAGAGGTACGTCGACTCGAAGAACATGGGTGTAGTCATCCCTCCGGCGATCTACAACCTCCCGGCTGGTGAGTTCGAGCAGGCGAGGGATGCTATCATCGACCTGTTCAACCGTGCACTGCTGGATTATGACCTACTCGTCGTGACTCTCGAAGAGCACGGCTTCAATCGGAAACAGGCTAGAGAGGCAGCTAGAGCAGTCCTCCCGAATGCTACTGAGACAGAGATCGTAGTCACTGGTAACATGAGAGCTTGGAGGGATGTTATCGACAAGAGGAATACGCCTCATGCTGATGCTGAGATCCAAGAGCTTGCAGAGAAGCTGCTGTTCGAGCTGAACAGGATCGCTCCTAACACCTTCCAGGATATGTGAGGATAGATGGAACTCTACGTCGTAGTCTATGAATCAGGCAAGCTGGCTCTGGGATTTCCTAACAAGGTCAGAGCATATGACAATGAATCTCAGGCTAAGGCTACAGCTACTCGCTTTACTAGGCGGAGCAGGGGGGACCATAAGTTCAGGGTTGTCAAGTACGTTCCGTTTGAGTGAGGAGGAATAGATGCCGTATTCGTATCCTGTAATTATCGAGATCCTGGAGCTTGCCCATGAACTAGGAGAGATTCCTGAATTCAGGGTTACCGACACAGCTCCGTGGGTCAAAGCGTATACAACTCCAGGCGGTACGTTTGTCCCCGAAGGTTGGAAGGACAGACCGAGGAACGACGGTTGGCACTGGTATGGTAAGGCTGTAGATATCGGTGGATACAACCAGAAGGTGCTAGCTGATTGGTGGCTCAGACACGAAGGCATCCTTCTTGAGCTGATTCATAAGCTGACTCCTGGTCGTGGGTATGTCGTTCAGTGGTATACCGAGAAGACTTGGACACCAGCCTGGAACCATGAAGACCATGTTCATGTAGCTATGGACTGGCTTGCAGCAGTCAAGCTCAGAGACGAACTAAAGGCTAAACTTGCAGAGAAGAACAAACAGACCGTAGTACTAGGGCAGTGGGTAGGATGACAATCTTCGGATGTGACTTCTCAGACTACGACTGGGATCGTGGGTCTATGAACATGTCAGCTATGAGGGCTGACGGGATCTCGTTCGTAACCCACAAGTTGACAGAGCTAGCTGGTAACGGTGCTGTCTTCTACCACAGCAACATCAAAGAGTTCTGGAACAGAAGTCTTAAGGCAGGGTTCCCGTTTATCGGATGCTACGTAGTAGTCAGATCTGATGTATCGGTAGCTCAGCAGGTAGCTACAGCACTGAGGTATGTCAACCATACGTGGCTAGACTTCCCTGGTTTCTTCTGGCAAGTAGATACTGAGCGATGGCCGTATGACAGTGTCAAGCTGTCACAGGGGACAGAAATGTGTCGTCAACTAGAAGCTGTGACGGGTAAGCAGGCAGTGCACTATGCTTCAGTCGGTCAGTATGGACTGTCGTGGCATCAGCCTTACCCTCGCTGGAATGCAAGGTATCCTCTCTGGGATAATGGAACAGCGACGTCATACAGGGCTCACTACCGAGCAGCCTATAATATGGCTGGTGGAGATCGTGGGAGTGGCTGGTTGGACTCTACTAAGATCTGGCAGTATACCGATAACGGTATTGTAGGCAAGCAGGTCAGAGTAGATTGCAACGCATATAAGGGTACTGAAGCTGACTTCGGTAAGATGATTGGCGCACACGAGTTCGCTCCACCTGCATCAGTGTCGAGTACTACTAACTCTATTAGTGTTTGGATGGGATAAATGTCGTATCTAGTTATTCTTGCTGGTTCAGTCAAGGACCAGGGCTACAAGTTCAAGGGCGTAGGTGTACTTACTACTAACATCGCTGACTACGAGAAGCTGACTGGTGGCGTAGACTCACAGCAGATTGTGACTACGAATGTGACGAAGTCTGGTGGCTCACTCTGGCTCGCTCATGAAGGCACCAGTCCTATTCCCGTCGTTGTGTCATACGTCCGTGAAGGTACTGTGACCCGTCAGGTCGTCCTTGCTCAGCCTGGGAACCTCAACACGAGGGTTAGCCTGCCGGACAAGATGACGCGGCTCACACTGTCCAGAGCGAATGAATCGACTGTTCCACTCGGGTGGTCCATCCAGATCGCTATCTGACAGCTCAGACCCTCATTCCACACCAAGCAGTATTTCACCAGGGCACAAAAAAAGGGAGCCCCTACCCGAAGGTAGGGGCTCTTTCCTGTCCGCTCTCAGAACTTACAGAAGCTACGAAACCTGGCTCATAGTGAACAAAGCGTTGTTCTTCAGGACATATGTCCCCGAGCCGACGATCCGGCTCCACTCCAGTTGGACTGTACCGACAGCAGTAGCAGTAAAAGTGCCATCTACGAAAACGCTCCTTGAGGCATTGGAAGTACCAGTGCCAGTGCCTAGAGAAGTAGCAACACCAGGGAGCGTAGTCCCAGCTAGCAATGTGTCAGCCTCGGTCGTAGCAGCCCAGTTGGCTACGACAACAACCCTCCATGCTGAAGTAGTAGCCGACCCTGCCAGTCTGAAAGCTGGAGTACAAGCCGTAGCATTACCCTGAATAGGGATAGCAGCTCTGAAGACATACGTACCGGGGAACGGAATAGTCAGCGACAGAGATGTATTCGCACCAGTAGAGATAGCAGATGTATCACCAGTAAGCTGAATCAGCAGTGACCCTACTAGAACATTGTTAGATGCATTCCGGTATCTAAGGACACCTGATGTAGATGCATAACCAATGTCACCAGCGTTGGATAGCAGAGTAGAGTCACCAGCCGACGGGAGTGAAATCCTAGATGGCTGTAGGATACCACCATTAGTCAGGTAGTCAGTATCATGAAACTTCTTCTTAGTTCCAACAGCCATCGATTATCACCCTACAGCGTTGATACGGAACTTCGATCTGTCAGCCTGTGACGTACCGAAGTCTACAGTAATGTTCGTAGCATCAGTCTCTACGATTACACCATCGGTAATATCTCTCCAGACAGAACCAGTAGTGTTCTCCTGGACCTGAATGACAAGAGTAGACTTACCTAGGCCGTGAGCCTGGACGATAGTAGATCCAGCAGAAGCAGGACCAGTCCAGGTGCGCCATCTAGCGACTGTAGCGAAGTCTAGAGCGACATCGTCAGCGTTGATAGTGACACCTTCGCCACCATCACCGACAGCGAGCACGCCGGATGCCTCGGTCAGGCCTGCACCAGCAGCGCCGGAGCCTACTCTGATACCGGCTGAGGACTTGCTCAGCGTAGTGCCATCAAGCTCGATGTTGAAGACTGTACCCGACAGCTCGATACCATTACCATCTGCTGTATAAGATACACCAGCAGTAATAGAAGTCATCGTTAGACCATTGGTCCCGATGATAGCGGGGTTAGCAGTCTGCATAAAGACCTTGGTCGCGTTAGCGGTACCAGACTCGACTACTACGAGCAGACCTCTAGCATCTTCACCTACGGGAAGACCTGTGTATCTGACTGGAGTGACACCTACGACATAAATGCCGTCTTCAGTAGCGGTCGTCTGCTGGTCGACAAGAACGAGGTCACCAGTAGCTAGGGTAACACCATCAATGGTGTCAGCGTTGTTCAGTGCCGTCGAGATCGTGATGTTACCAGTAGCACGAGCCTTGACACCGATAGGAGTGCCGATGCCGAGGAGAGCGTTATCGACATAGATCTTAGTAGCAGCATGTTGTGCGGATGACGGGTCAGGCAGGTTTACAAGCCGATTGGCAGACTGCATGTCCAAGTCATGTAGGATCTTTTTGGTCCCCATCAGCTTACAACTACCCTTCCGACTTCCGGAGTTGACCCAAAGTCAACCGTGAAGTTATTAGAATCAATCAGAGTGATCAACGTTTCACCCGTAACATCCTCTTCGTTGACGAAGACAAGGATAGAGATGGGGTCCCTATCATAGTTGTGGGATACGGGCCAACTAGTAGACGGTGTGTTGAATGTAAACGTCTGACTACCACCAGCAGTCCCCGAAGGTCCCGGAGGACCAGGGGGACCGGGGTAGGCAATCTCAATCTCATTGACTATCTGTTCGATCTGAACTTCGTTGATTACTTGTTCTACCTGGAGAAAGATCTCTTCACTCACTTGACCTCCAGGACACCCTTAGTAGTATTCTTGATGCCATTAGGGTCAGTGATCTCGAACTTGAATGATCCTGAAGCCAGCCACTCTGTAGTGTCGGCATCTTCGATATGGATCTCAATCTTTCCGAGGTTAGCAGTAACGACTAGCTCAGGACTAGAGTCATAGACAGTTTCGACATTGTTGATCTTAACGATGAACTTGATAGTGTAACCAGTAAGGTTAACTATAGGACCGGGATTACCGTCCTCATCGCGAGGCCCTCTACATGTCGCTACTATCTGAAGGTCATCTCCACGCACGGCAGAGAGGGTCGCCATAATTACTCCTGAGGTAGTTCCGGATTCTGCGGCGGTGCGGGGACTGGCGCAGGATTGGCATCACCAGCAGTAGAGATATTCCACAGCACACAGACGATCGCAGCATAACCAGCGACCTGTGCAACGACGGAGAAATCAACATCCTTGAGGATGCCTGTCTGGACACCAGTCATAACAGCTACCGCTGCCTGAGCAGCAGTCTTGACTGTACGGATACCTAGATCAATCCAGAATTCTTTGGTGAGTAGAGCAGTCTTAGCCACGATGTTCTCCTGGGATCATTAGTTTGAGTTGCTGTAGTTCGAGCTTGAGGGCCTTAACATCCGCCTCAAGCTCGGCGATACGAAAGTCGTACCAGTCCTTCTGTTCTTGAATAAGGCGATGTGCAATCTCTACTTCATTGAGATTAGTCTCGGACTGGACTTTCTTCCGGTTCATAAAGGTAGCGACTGCGCCGCCACCAAATGCAGAGATGATAATCCCGACGAGACCGATGAGGTCCATCAGCCGACCTTAAGAAGAGACAGAACGCCGCCCTTGTCTACGCGAGTAGCAGTAGCATTGCTGGCTACCTGAGCCCACTGGATCTTACAAGTACCAGCAGTCGAGGAAGTCTGGAACATCATGTTCTGGACGATCAGAGATCTGAATGAACCTACACCACCTGCACCACATGAACCGACATCAGTAGCCGCGAAGCAGGACAAGTTCAGTACATCAGCAGTGCTGAGATATAGAGCAGTACCACCAGCACCATATGCTGTAGAGCCAGCAGGAAGGTTGAACTGGAACTTCATGTCACCAGCAGTCGCACCATCGTACTGCATAGTTAGACGAGCAACATAGGTTGAGTTAGCTTCGACGCTCAGGAATAGATCCTGGTCATCCTGCATAGCAGTGCTTGATGTAACTGATTCGATAGCATTCTTGTAGACATCCCGCCAGATAGCACCAACCCAAAGGCTACCGTTATATCGGTACAGTTCACCAGTACCAGTTACGAATGCAACCTGGCCCTGAGTAGGAGCTGTAATAGCTGAGTCTCTGTTACCTGTAGTTGAGTAGACCGGAACGAGCTTTGGATCTAGGTCGCTAGCTAGGTTCTGCACAGCAGTCTGTGCATTAGGCGAGTCACTTAGCGTAGGATACCTAAGCGCGTTAATAGCAGTAGTACCAGACATAGGATTCCTTAAGCAAGAGTAACGTCGCCGACGACGACACCGATGATGATAAGTCCTGTAGCTGGACTCTTGATACAAAGGACGGTGTCACCTGACGAGAGTCCTGTGACAGATGCAAGCTTCGGGACGTAACGACTCTCAGCAGTGTCGCCCGTGAGGATGACTTTAGAGAGGTTAGCGTCGACAGATTCAGCAGCAGTGAAGACACCCTTGCGGAAGTAGCTCTCAGTCTGAGTAGATGAGATCCTGCTGGAGTCGACAATTGCCTGCGCCAGTTTTTCAAAGGGTGTCATAGGTTCACTACCTGTGCTCTAGTCTCTGCTGACATCTCACCAGATGCGAAGTCGTACGTAAAGCCATCTAGGATATGCAGCTCAGTCTCGCTGTCGAAGAACTCGAACAGAAGGATATCCCCGACTTCAAGAGCCGGGTTTCTCAAGCTCGTGAACGAGACGGACTTAGCAAGTCCAGTAACCTTACGCAATTCTGCCATAGCGATAGCAGTACACTGTGCATCTGTAGTAACGGCAGAGTTCTCGATGATCCTTCTAGTCCGGCCAAAGGGACCGTTGTAGTAGGTCGGGGAACCAGGGTTCAGGTCATAGACCCTTCCCCATGCCTGCTTACCATTAGTCTTAGTGCCACCACGGCAGACTACTGAGTTGTAAGTATCAGCTCTGGAGATACCACGTCTCGCTGAGATCAGGACACCCTGATCGCCTACGTCGACAGTCCATACTGCTGAAGCTTGTGGAGTCGTAGTATCAATGAACGGAGGAGTCACTACCTGGACATCACCATTGACATCGAGATAGACCTCACCGCCCATAGCTTCTACCATTGCCCCAATGATGCCCCAAGCATCCATGTCATAGACTGTGCCACCAGGAAATCTGATGTCAGGAAGTGCTGCAGCAATGTTAGTAGCAACAGTGCCATTCTTGAACACGTCATTGACGACCTGAGGGATCATAGTCTTCGCATACTTACCAGAGACATCTAACGAGACGGTGTAGCTGAATCTCTGGAGAGCCTTAGTGCGATCGAAGAATTCGATCTGAGGGATTGAGTCCTGACCTTCATCCCAGCTAGTCTCTTCGAGATTGAAGACACCCATAGGAACAAGCTCTTCGCCATCGGGGTAGACAACACCTGACTTGATCCTAATCTCAGTCCCATACGGAATCAGTAGGTCTGACTTGATAGCAGGAACCAACGAAGGATCTGGGATCGTCAGAGAACCTGACCGTCGAGAGTCACTACCACGAGAGACTCTGATCTGACCTTCTGAGATAGGGATGTCACTGGCGACTAGACTGCCCTCGAAGTAAAGATCGACGACAGTCCTAGTCTTGCCAGAGTTTCTAATACGCTGGAGGAAACGATCACTGACTGTATACATGTTCCCTCTCAGTGTGGATAGTGAGTACCTTGTAGCACCTCAAGCCAAGTAGCGTTGCCATCAAGGACTGCCTGCCACGTTGCGTAAGCGTTGAGAACATCTTGCCAAGTAGTGCTCGTAACTCCAACATCACCTGTCGGAGGACGATCAGTCTCTACCCAGTTGACAGTGCATTGCCATACAGGAGCAAGCCAGTCAGCATCAGTAAGATACGTAGTGACTGTTCCTAGGTTGCCATGGATGCCGAGGGTCTGAGGAGATGCTCGTTCCCAAGAGACGTCTTCAATATTCATGAAGAGATCTTTGATGCCAGAACTCTTATAGAGGACTGACTGGAACAAGTAGACATCGCCCTCATCAAGAAGGGCTTCATACTCGGTCTGAGTAGCTAGCGAAGTCGCACCAGGAAGGTTGCCAACAAGGAAGGCGAACGAACCCTTCCGACCACCCATGACGTCCATCGTGTTGACTGGATTCTTCCGTCCTAGGACTGAGCTTGACGACAGGATTCGACCTTGTCTTGTATACGTCTTGAAGTCAGCAATGACTACCGCCCGGGAGAGTGACGGAGTGTTGACAGACTTCAGATAAGCAGTAGCCATGTCCTGCAATGAGCTAGTCGTCATAGCAGTAGTAGCAGGGAAGAAGTAGCCAGGAGCAGGGATGTTGTATGTAACCGTAGTACTGAGGACCCCAGAGGTCCACATCTCTAGACGGTACTGATAGTTGTGATAGCTGAACGGAGCTTCATAATCCGAACCCGCTGCTGTAGCAGCAGTCTGTGGCTGAAGATCCAGACCTCTCACTACAGCATCGGGAAGGACCCCTGAAAGGTCCCGACGTACGACTCTGAAGTGTGTCCACGAGCCAGTGCTGTCGAGACCAGTCAAGGCGATATCAAACCCTGGACTCTGGAGGTCTTGATTGTGTGTCGCTGTAATAGCAGCCATTAGACCTTCTTTCCAGCCTTCAGGATTGTAGCAATACCATTTGTAGCCTGTGCTACACGACCATCAACGATCCGACAAATCTCTTCGTCGCCGATCTTGATGATGTACGTGTCGCCTCCACCACCACGGATACGATCCTCAAGCGCTTTACCCTGAGAAGGATTGAGCATCATCTCAGTCCTGCCAGTACTGTTGCGAATGAAGTGATCTCCAGGACCAACTGGACCACCGAAGTCATAACCTCTTGGAGGCATGTTCGGGTTAGCCTGTTGCACCTTGAAGATGCTGCCGTAACGGTGTTTGATATAGTTAATCGCAGCAGCGATGTTAGCTACCGGATCATAGATATCCCACGAGGTACCTGGTTGGTGATTAGCCTTGAACGTAGAACCGATGACCTGCATCAGACCACGAGACGGATCTCCATGCTGAGCATTGATGTCATTCAGGTTGATAGCCCGAGGGTTACCACCAGACTCTCTCTGCATGATCGTCATGATCCCAGAAGCCCAGTTAGTAGGCACATGAGTCATGCTCATAGCCAGCCCAACAGCCTTAGCCCAACGACCTACACCTGCACCAGCATAACGTCCACCACCGAGCATCATCTCCATAGCTGCCTTAGTAGCAGCGATGTGGACGTGATCGAAGTGATCTGCTTCAGTAGCAGCACCATAGAACCCTCTTGGAACCCGGTTACCATTCTTGACGAAGTAACCAGAACCACCGGAGTAGATCTCTTCTAGCAGACCACCAGAGTTCTTGTACCAGTACTTAGCGATCTGACCAAGGTTCCCAACGAAGTCTACGGCGTTACCAGTCATATGGTAGTCACCGTTAGGTGCGTTAGGATCGATCGCCTTAGATCTGTATGAAGATGACACGCCGAATGGAATGCCAGCTTTCTGCATGAACTTGACGATCAGTGGTACTGCGCCACCAAGGCCACCCTGATAGAACGAACTAGCAGCAGGAGCAATATCGTGTTCCTTGATCGACTTGACCAGGCCCTCTACGATCTTCGTAGGGATATTGCGAATGTCCTGCATCCAGGGCGTGCCGCCCTTGAGTTCAGAACCGTTAATCATCTTCTTAACGAGACCGAACGCAGGACCCAATGTCTTCATAAAGGCACCGGGGATCAGCCTTGAACCAACGCCAGCAAGTGCACCAGCTACTCGTCCGACGACACCGCCGTCTGCGTAGTGGCTAGCACCAGCCATACCGAGGAGAGCATTGATACCATTGTGACCACCAAGTGCTGAGACTTGGTCGAGACTTAGGACTCTCTCACCAGCAGTAGCGTAGATCGGAACCCAATCGCCAACGGACTTGCTGCCAGGAACCTGACCACCAGTAGACATGTGCACTGGCTGGAGAGCCTTGCCACCGAACTTGCTAGCGACAGCATTCCAGATCGGCAGGATGCCCTTGTCGTAGACAGTCTCAATCAGGAACGTAACAGGGTCCTTGAAGATCTTACCGAGCTTGTCCCAATGGGACTTAATCCCAGCGACCATGTCCTTGAAGTGGGTAATGGTCCAGTCTTTGATCTTCACCCATACATCAATCCACGTATGTGTGAGCTTGTAAAGCGCCAAGACTGACGAGATCTGGAAATCCCAGATCCTCTTCATCAGTGATGAGATCCACTTGTAAACAGACTTGATCATTTCGATCACGCCGGTCATGTATCTGATCCATACAGTGAGGACGTCGATCCACATTGCCCAAGCATGGACAGCGTTAGCAATCGCACCAGCGAAGGCTGTGCCTAGCCACGTGCCAAAGGACTTCAGATCCTTGAAGCCAAGAGCATGAGCCATATCTGTAAGTGCAGGCATTAGATGTGTGTTGACTGCATCGGCTGCGTCATGGAAGGCGGGGACTACCCACTTGTACCAACCCTGTTTGAAGCCAGCAATGAATGCAGCGACCATATCTCGGAATTGCTTTGAATTCTGGTATAGAGCGAAGAGCCCAACAGCGGCAGCACCGACACCAAGGATTAGCAAACCACTTGGATTGAACAGAAGACCAGCAGCAGCGACGATGCCGTTAAGCATCGAACCTACGCCACCAAAGACAGTCAGCAATGGTCCAGCAGCAGCAAGAATACCAACAGTCTTGATGATCTCTTGCTTCTTCTGTGGCTGCCAGCCGTCCCAGACTTTCTTCCAGTCCTTGATCTTCAGAATTAGCCTATCGAGACTTCTTAGTGCATCATCGATATGCTGAACGAAGTAGGTAATGACTTCCTTGATAACAGGCTCTAGAGCATGAAGTGCTTGCTTAATCTTAGGGAAGTTCTTGAGGAAGCCCATAGCAAGCTGGGTCTTCATCTGCTCTTTGAGCTGCTCCCACTGAGCGCTCAGGGTCTTAGACCCATCGGCTGCGGCCTTCATGACCTCAGGGAACTTAGCAACCCTACCGAGGAGCATCTGGAAGACATCAGCAGTGATCTTGCCGTCTTTGACGTCCTGTTGGAATTGCTTCTGAGTCTTACCAGCAGCTTTAGCAAGCAGGTGCCAGATAGGAATCTGTTCACCGATCTGCTGAGTCAGTTCCTCGCTGTATGCTCTTCCCTTACGGATAACCTGAGTAACACCAAGGATAGCCTTCTGAGCATCAGGACCATGAACACCATACGCTCGGAAGATAGCATCGATAGAGTCATAGGTCTTCTCGGCTTGCTTGACGTCAGTGCCAGCACCGACTAGATCCTGGACGAACTTGAGCGCGTCCTCAGGACCGAACACAGGGCTGGCCTGAGCCTTCTTGATCAGCCTGTCGACAAGCTTCTCTACTTTGATACCAGCAGGCAGAAGACCCTTCAGTCTGACAGTCGCATCTTCGATGTTCATCGCGGCCTGGAGGCCGAACTTAGTCATCAGTGCTGTAGCAGCAGCAAGAGGACCAGTCACGAACGCTGTAATCGTAGTACCAGCTACACCGAACTGGAACGCGGTCAGACCGACTTGGCGACCTAGCCCTGAGATGCCCTTCGAGATGTTGTTCATGTGTTTAAGGACGGGAGAGACCGCACCCTTTAGAGCTTGTGTCGAACGAGTAAACTTCGACTGGCTCTGAGTTGCAAAGTCATAGTCCTTCGCCATCCCACGGACACCAGCACGTAGGCCCTGGAAGTCCTGCTTCATTACGCCACCGAGGTGACTGGTACCAGCAAGCTGTGCCTGCATCTGCTTCTGGAAGGATGTAGCCGACTTTCTAGCTTCCTTCAGAAGCGCAGAGTTATCTACCTTGGGCTGGAATTCAATATAAGCTGATGCGAGGCGAATGCCATCAAACATGTCTAGCCTCCAAACAGCTGTTTAATGTCCTCAGCGTTACCAAACTTGATCTCGGGTTTTGCTGCTTCCTCTTCACCAGGTCGCGTAATCAGATCTGGTGGTTTATTAAAGAATGAGTCGGGCACGCCGCCCGCCTTTGCTATTGCGCATGATAGCCATACGAGTTTGTTCAAGAGATCGAGCTGATCGCAGAGGAAGTGTTCTGTCTGACCCCAACGGGCCTTATCCTTACCTAGCTTCTGCATCAATCTAGATTCACGAGGCAAGCCTCTATATGCCAAGATCAGACGCCGGAGAGACAATGTGCCTCTCCAGAAGTCCAACAGATCGATAGACCCCTTGTAGGTGTCCAGAAGGTCTAGTTCTAGACACCCACAAAGTTCCTCGTCGTGCAGGATCTTAGCGAGGCTGATCATTCCCCCAGTTCAGAACCAAAAGCCTTGCTAGCTGCACCTACCAGCTCATTGAGCTGTTCCATAGTCTTGAGCTTACCAGCCTTACGCAGCTTCGCATATACTTCCTCGCCTACCAATTCCTTAGCAGCCTTGGTGATATGACCATCGTCGTAATGCTCTAGCAGGCCGACTACGTCTAGCTCAGGGTTGAGCACGTAGGTCACGCCATCAAACTCATAGGTCTTCTCGCCGTCAGTCGCTTCGACTTCGGCAGAGGTCTTGTCAGCCATCTTTTACCCCTTCTAGGGACTAATACGATCCTGAATCTATCAGGAATAAAGGTCGAGGTTGTTCGAGAAGTGTGAACCGAACGAGCCGTTGAAGTCGTTAACGGAATAGGTCAGGCCCGGCTTGACATTGTCAGTTCTCATGAGCTGGAAGACTTCACGGTCACCGAGGATGCCACGAGGGAAATAGAAGCGGTTAGCTGCACCGACATCGTCAGTCCAGTCAACTACTAGCGCGACGGTCAGAGCAGAGATAGTGATGTTCGACGGGAGGTCCATCTTCGAGCCACCAGCAGCAAGCTGCGTAGTAGCACCACCGAAGAAGTACGTCGACAGAACAGTCTTGTTAACCTGCATCATCTTAAACGCGACTTCGAAGTCGACTGAGTTAACAGTCCGCTTCAGCCGAGCTGCGGTCTGCCATGCCCGTACATCGCCAAGGTCGACGGTCGGGGTGATAGACACGCCGTCTTCGTCGATATAGCCAACGTCATACCAGGCTGTGGTGAGCGCAGTCGTTGCGTCAGTCGGAGCTGCCGAGCCAGTCGGCGCAAAATAGACGTGACCAGACGGAGCGTATCGCACCTGATCAACGTTAATGCCACCTAGTGCGGCCATTTAATTGCCTTTCATTGAGGAGTGCACGTTATACGTAGGGAGAACATATATCGGGGAGAATCAGTATCTTTATCGGGTAGTCTGTAGACGCCGGTTTCAGTCTTGACATCTATTAGACGAACTCCGAAGCCAACATAAGCTCCCATTGCGCGGCATAGAACCGCTTGTGCTACCTGAGCAATATTGTGTGCTTCCGGCCTGGTATTTCCAAAGCACATAAAGTCGACCCTAGACTTATCAGCCTTCTTGGGCCAAGGAAGGGCTCCACCCTCCCTAACAACCTGAATCCACTTCTTACCTCGTCTGTAGTCCTTGAGGTTTGAACTGATGCCATCGAGAGTTAACGCCTGGATCTCTGTAGCATTCTTCAGGATGTCAAGACACGCACCTTCGATGTCGCCATGGACAATCAGTGGCCATTCACTTGTCATGCTTGACCCTTACTGTCTAAGGCACGTCTAAGCGGTGCATATTTGATGTAGGTGTCTCCACCGCCGGGGTGAGTACCTAGCTCGATCAGCACGAAATCTGGGTCAGAGTTACCAACGATGAATGAGTCACCACGCTCTTCGACGTAGAACGACTCTGCCATCACTGGCGTAGTAGCAGGTTCATTGTGCTTAACCCGCGCCCTCAGATTACGTGCAGCTTCTTCAGCAACGTCTTGAGCTTGCTTCTTCAGCTTGTCTTTGACAGCATCAGTCTTGAGGAACTTCTTGACACCATCTGCGTCTACATTGACACGCATTAGCCTCGCCTCAATCTGATCAGAAACTCCGTGTGGTCATCATAGGCGGATAGATCCTGCCAATAGCCAGCAAAACCATAAACCTCATAGACGTTACCTCTCCAGAGAATCCACTGATCGTAGTTAATCTCAGGATTACCTGGAGTGTAAACTCGGAATGTAGTAGATGCAAAGAATCGATCCTTGTTGTCTTCCTGCTGGAGTTTGTCAGCAAGCAGGAATGGCTGGACTGAGCAACCGACTATTGTCGCAACCAAGTCTGCATTAGCGACATCTAGCTCCATGGCAACTGAGACCGAACCATCAGAGTCAGTAGTTTCCTTAGGCTGATAAATCTTGATAGTCTCACTGCCAAGTAGCATGGTCACAACCAGTTCAGGGGGAAGGTCGGTGGGAAGTACATCGGACCAGTTCTGATCGTTCTGTTGCTTGCCTGGAAGCGATAGCTCTCCAGTGCGCTCTCCATCAGGCTTGAGACAGAGATCTTGAGATCTCCACTTGCACCAGTCTGGACTGAGTACGTGTACTCGACATCACCGACACGCTTCTTCTGAAGCTCACCAGGAGCGAGTAGCGCAAGACCAAGACCGTCAGACACAAGAGCAGTCACGATAGAAGCAATATCTACTGGAGTGTTCTCCCAGCCATACGTGTAGTTGACTTGCACTACCTCGCTAGGACAGAGACCATAGATAGTGAACATTCCATCGAATGCCCATGAGACAGGAACCGTGTTCGTCCTGACGTTGATGATCGTATTGACTGCATCAATGTCGTTGAAGATGATCAGGCCATATGAGTCTGCCTGTCTCGTCACTGTCTCGGTGACAGTCCTACCAAATACCTGACCGGTATATGACTCTACGAAACTTGAGACTGCATTGATCATGAACTGTGCCCGAGGAACATCGGTAATAGTTTGACCAGTCGCATCCTCAAGATCTGAAATACTTATGATGCCCATAGCTTTACCATTCCTTCTAGGCGCGTTTCAAGAAGCCGCAAGTTAGTGTAGGTGTTGGCACTCAATTGCCGAGCCCTTGACTGAGCCTCTTTTGCACAGTAGTCATAGTCACTGAGGACGTACCGAAGAGCCTTCTCCCAGTCTTCTATCGTCGAGTAATCCCCTGCCTCTACAGGACTGACGTATCCTGCTGCGTTTCCGAGGGCTTCAACCAAACCGGGAGTTGAGCTGACGACAGACGGAATCCCTGCGCAAGCTGCTTCCACAGCGACTCTTCCGTAGCTCTCGTATGTACTAGGCATAAGTACCACAGAAGTCTTCTTGAAAACTGTTCGCATGTCTTGGACGTGTTCATGCTTAGTCACATTCGGTAGATCGACGAACCTCTGCTTCGAGGGTTGATAACCACCTACGACAGCCAAGAACCCAAGATCAGGACAACGTCTAGCCAGCTCATAGAAGATGTGCTGACCTTTATTATCGCAAGGGTTGACAAGAGTGATGAATCCAGTTCCTCGTTCGACCCACTGGGATTCGATAGCGTAGTCATGGAGGTGAATTGGAGGAGGCAGGATGAATGACTCCCACTTGGTCTGGCGTCTTACCTGGAGTGATACTCGACCTTTCTCCGACCAATAGTGGGTCATCGGACCTTTCTTCAAGGTCTCGTGGTACTCAGATACCCATTCACTGTTGTAGATCGCAAGGTCTACACCATAGGCTAGGAAGCCTTCTGTGTACTCATTCGTGTTGTGGACTATCTGAACAAGAGGCTTCTTGAACCTGCTTGCAAGACTCTGTGCTAGAGGTGTGCCGTCTAGGTGCGTGATAATGAAATCGCACTCTCTTACGGCTGCTTCCATAGCAGTGTGATCTGTCGTCATCTGACTGACGTTGACACCCTGAACTTCTACTCGCTTTGTCTTCGCGTTCAGAAAAACGTCTACCTGATGGCCTTGTTCTACGAGGAACTTCAAGGTATCGTGTAGGTAGGTCTCTGCGCCGCCAGCAGGGGTCACGCCAACATAAGCCTTGGCTACGATACAAGCGATACGCATTAAGAATCCTAAAGATAGAAGAGGGAGGGCAGAAGCCCTCCCTCTTTTTGATCAGCTAGAGGCGTTTGCCGGACGCAGGACTGCGAACGGGAACGTACCGCCAAGAACCTTGACATGGTTCGGGACCGCATACCCGAGACGCATAACGGCACGGAGAACCTTACCGTCTTGCTGCATCGGGTTGTAGATCAGGTTACCAGAGGTGTCAAAGATCGGAGCCTGGTCGAAGACCTGGAAAGTGATATCCTGACGGATACCGATAACCAGCTTCTCCCAGTCACCAGTGATGAGAGTAGCCTCGGTCTTATCGAAGCCACCGTTAGTGACCATCTTCAGCGGACGACCATACAGGGAGAAATTGCCGTCAAGCTGGTTCAGGATCGGGTTACCGTTAGCATCACGCTGACGGAGCAGACGCCAGTCAAAGGCCGGACCTGAGGCAAAGCCATTCACGTCATAACCCTTGTTGGCCATCAGCTCACCAAGAGCAGCGATGTCGAGAGCCAGGTCGTTGCCTGAGGCTCCCCACGTGCCCTCAGAGGTGCCGTCACCCTCGGTCAGGGTGTTACCAGCAGCTACCGCAGCCTGAGTCAGGCCGAGACCGAACGTGGCCGGGACGTTGCCGTCACCGAACAGGATCGCAAGGTCGATCTTCTTCGCGAACGCGCGCCGGATCTCACTCTTGATCTCTTCCCACGCTAGGTCAGAGTCGTCCATCCACGCGTCCGGAACCGGAACGAGGACCGCGATCTCTTCGGGGGTCAGATAGACGTTATCCCATTCGAGCTTAGTCGTCTGCTTCATAGCAGAGTCCTTCGCAGCCTGAGAACCGTCACCAGCGCCACCAGGAGCGTCGGTAACACCGTTCAGCCAGAAAGCGTCCGCGAACGCCTTCAGGACTCTCATACGGTGCTTATATGCGGGCATGCGGAAGGTCTTGCCGAGCTGTAGCGCGGCTGAGTCCTCCACAACATCCTTGAGAATATCTTTCGCGACCGTCTCCGGAATCTCTCTCGCTGTGCGAGAGGTGCCAGAGCGTTCGACGCGATCGTTGTACGCCATTACTCTCCTTTAGAGAAGATTAGCTCTTAAGCCACATGTCTTTGAGCCAATCAGTGCCTTGTTTTGATCCGACGGGCTTACCACGCTCACCAGCGTGACCAGCTCCCGGTGCGCTTGACTTGGGATACTTAGCCGCCATCAGCTTTGCATCTTCGATCATTTCTTCGATAGTGTCCCCACGAACTCTATCCGCGAGGTCTAGATCAAGGTCGGCCTTCTTAGCTGCCTCAGTCTGGAGTCTTGAGCGCCGTTCTCTAGTAAGCTCTGTTTCAAGCTCTTTTAGTTTGTCGTTTGCGCGATCCAGCTCAGACTTCTGGGAATCCTTCCAGGCATTGAATTCCTGAAGTTCGTCCTTAACCTTCTGCTTCTCGACTCGATGCTTAGCTGCTTCCTTGCGAAGATCGCTGATTTCCTTTTCATAGGAATCAGGAGTTCTAGAGGACTTAGCTTCGTTTTCCCCACCGTTGTCATTGCCAGCTTCAAGCTGGTCATCCACGATGTTCTCGTCAGGCATGTCTTACTCCTTTGGTCACCAGGACCGTCAGCTCGTCCCACTTGGAGAGCTAGGTTTGTTTTGAGCCGCTGCCTTCTGTACTGTGACAGCGGAGCTTGTTTGCATATCCATCTTCTGCTGCTCTTGAGCCATGTTCTCTTGCTTGATCCGTTCCATCTCTTTCATCGCGAACTCGATCTCTGTCGAAGAGAATCCAGCACGATCCAGAATGAGCTGAGGCGGAAGTTGAGCTGCAGCAAACTTAGCTACCATGTCGGCCACTTCAGCAAGACTTCTGATCTCAGGGTCGGCCCAAAGGGTCTCTGCATAGATCTCGTCTGCCTTAGCATTGCCTTGATAGCGGAAGCAAAGCTTGATGATTCTCTCAAAGAACCATCCCATTGCTTTCATACGCAAGCGCGTCTTAGAGACAAGAGAAGCCTGCGCCGAGGTTAGAGCTTCACCAGATACATTTACCATTCGGTTAGTCAGGTATGTAACTGGAGTCTGTGTAATCGCAGCGAAGTCCCCGACGTCATCTCTGGTAGCTTCTAGGAGCTGCTGAATATCAGCCTGCTCGAAGTCACCAAACTTAGCGTCGGCTGCTTCTACAGCCCACACTCTGTCAGAGCCAGGATCAAACTGAGGAGCGATGTCGCCCTTCTTGGTCTTATTGACCTTACTACCAGTCATCCAACGCTGGCGATAAGCCTGGTTGTAGGCAATCGCTAGTCTGGACAGGACTACGAAGTTGATCCGATCCTGAACGTCTAGAGCACCGTTCTCACACTCAGCGAGCGAGATAGGTCCGTGATCAGGCTGCCATTGACCTCTAACGAGGAACACCTCGCCGATCTCGTTAGGCTCTACACTGACCAGTTCAAATCCTGCCGCTGATGGACCATGAGACAAGTTATTGCATAGCTGAGCTGAATCCTCAGGGATGCTAGTTGCCAGAGGGCCTTCGTATGTGTAGACGGCATCCGGAAGGATGATGAGGGCTATCACATGACCCGTCAGGCAATCCTCGTAGAACTTCAACCCAGCTAGTGCAGCCATAGGCCTGATCGGATCAGGCTCAGTAATACACTGCCGAGGGTCTTCGATCGTGATCCTAGGGATCTTGTTAGGATCGTTAGGGTCTGGAGGAAGGACCATTCCATACGGCTCACCGAATGTCGCAGCATCATTGATCGCTACAGACGACTGTAGATCCATGTGATTTGACTGCCAGAACTCACGAGCATCGGTATCTACGTTCTCAGCATCACCAAACTTGAAATCCTTGACCCTCATACGCTCAGTTACTGCTCTAATAGCCAAGCCGACATAATTCGTCTGACTCATGACCATCAGTTCTCGCAGGAACTTGGCATATCTCTGATCACCAGGCGGAAGTGGGTGATGACCGGCAGCATAGTTGTAGAGCTTTTGGTATCTATTCTGTCTCGTCATGAGACGCTCGATCAGGCGGTGCAACCACCAATCAGGTGTACCGATCTCTAGATTAGACATTGCACCTCCTTAGAACGAATAAACTTCACGTGAGGGCTCTTCTCGTAAGGCACCAGCTTCAATAGCAGCCTGTGCAGCCTCATATGCGATTACCGCAGCTTCAGCAGCCACGATATAGCGTTGGGATTTCGCTGTCTCTTGTCTCAGGACAAGTCCTTGAGGGATCTCATCCGTGAAACAGTTAGCGATGTGTCGCGCCAGATCTTCGTTTCCGTCATGGCTTAGACGCTTCTCATGGACAGCAGTCTCAAACTGCTCAATCGCTAGAGCCATCTTGGCCTTATTCGTCGTCAGGAACTCTTTGACATCGATAGGATTGTCTGAGTCCTCATCGTGATCTACATACCACCTGGCAACAATATCTTGATAGCCTCGGTGATCCGCGAATAGGGCAACGACGTTATACTTCTTTAGATACTTTCGGACCTTACGGTCTACCTCACCAGCATTGACCTCGTAGGTCTTCTGTTTGCCTTGAGGAGCTTCCCAGATGTCCAGTAGGAACAGTGCACCATCTTCGAGCCTTGTGGCTACGATTGCAGTACACGACCTCTTGCCTCGGAAGCCAAGGGAGATCTTGTCCGTCTTGCTCAGATAAGTGTTGCTCTCTGCGTTGGTCCAGATCTCCTTCTTGATCCACATAGCGAGCGTAGTACACATCTCGTTGAAGAAGAATCGCCTAGCATCGACTTCCCTCATCTGAGGGTCATTGATGTCTCTCCAGACACGCTGAACTCTAATCCAGGGAGCATCCTTATACATGAACTCCAACGCTGGCATTGCTTCGTCAACATTGTAGATATCATGTACCTTGAGCAGAAGAGTGTCGAACAACAGACCGTGATCTTCTTCGATGCCGTTCTCTTCGTCTTCGAGGATCTGAGCATAGAAGTTGTGGGTTTCCTCTGCTACTGAACCCTCACCAGGGACAGGAGCGTTAGTAACCTCGATCAGGCGACCGTCAGTCTTCGTCAGACCTCGGTTGATCGTCGAGAAGAACTGAGGGCCTTGCTCGGCTGGGATCCAGTTCTGAGTCTCTTCGCAGATTGCGAACGTAGGCTTAGGGCCTTCATGACTTCGAAACGAAGCTGTCAACGTCTGGATGCGCTTAGTATTGGACATCCCCTTGACGATGACTCGCGTCATGCCAATATCGAGGTTGTAGTACGCTTCAGCGGGACCTGACAAGAGGCCCATGATGTAGTGGTAAGTATGCTGTGAACCATCTTGAGAGATCGCAGTCAGCCAGACAATTGCATCCTCATGCTCTTTGCCGACAGGATTGCCATCGTCATCGAAGTGAGAGAACTCAGTAGGGCCTAGGAACTCTGCACAAGCTATAGCAGCGACCATAGGAGACTTACCAGTCCCCTTAGCACGCTCACGGTAAGCTCGACGATAGATCCAATTGCCCTCTTCGTCTACTGCATAGAACCAGAGAATGAATCGAGCCTGGTCAGGCTTGAAGACCCATCTGTCACCTTTGATACCACCAGCACTGTCAGGATTGACAAGGAAGTCAGAACACCACTCTAGGACACCCCAGCCTAGGGTTCTCTCTGGCAGACCCTCCGGGAGCCCCGTAGATAGAACCTCAAAGGACATATTTGCTCCTAGATCAGGATTACTCTACAGGAGGCTCCCTGAGCAACGCTGCATAGTCAATCTTCTGTTCGCCCTTCGCTTCAGGACGTGGTGCTTCATCATCGTAAGATGCGATGTCGATGTTCAGTCTGAGACGATCCTCGTTCGTATAGCCATACGGACTCATTCTCGTCCTGATCTCTTTCGACAGGTTCGTCATCTCGGAAGGAGTCAGGCCTCTGTAGTAGCCTTCCTTGTCCTTACCGCCATTACCCCAAAGCTTGTTATGGAGTAGTGCAGCGATGTGGATATGCTCCCAGTCTGACTCTTCACAAAGCTGAGCGTTCGGCGAATATCTAAAGTCTTCGTACCAACGCTTAGTCTCTTCACACCAGTCATATTCCTCAGGGAGATCAGGACCACGCTTGAGTCCATCAGCCTCAAGTACATGCTGAAGGTATCTAGGCTTATTACGTCTCAGGCGCTCATCATCAGGCTTACGGGCAACCATCACATCACCTCCTCTATCCATCTCATCATCTTCTTTAGGCCGACTCCGAGAGATGTCTCATCTTTGCGGCCGAATAGGTTCTTGCATTTAGTCATGTCACAGTTACGTCCAAGGACACCTGTAGGAGCTACCTTGTTGTTCAGATTGAACTTGACTTCAGCATCGTACGCACCAGCATGATGTAGAGCCAGTCTGGCAACTTCGATGCACGATGCTGTGTATTCAGATCCGATCATCATCGGGCCAGGGTTGTAGCTCATGTTAGCGAGACTAAGGAGTCGATCAAGTGCATCATCAATGTAGAGATACGATCTCAACTGAGAGCCATCACCGAATAGCTCGATCTCGCCAGTCTCTCTCGCAGCGAGAGCCTTCCGGACTACCGCTGACGGGAACTTCATCCTGATGCCCTCGTGCTCCTGGTACGGGCCATAGATGGTGTGGAAGATGGCCACACGGGCATCGAACGGTGCTCGCTCGCACATGTACGCCCCGAAGCGCTTCTCAGCGCCATAGAGCTGATCTGGCGTGCCCCAATAGAGGTCCTTCTCGGACAGCTTGGGAGCATAGCCCTGTAGGTACTGGTGTTCCGTAGCGGCTGCGCAAGCTGACGAGGCATAGACAAGGCGAGTCCCCCGCTGACGTCCTATTGCCGCTAGGACGTTCTGTGTAATTCTGGCGTTGTAGACTGCTGCTGTAAAGTCAGCGTTTGAGTGGAAGTACTCTACTCCACCCATATCTGCTGCTAGATGGAAGACGACCTCTGCGTTCTGCACTGCTTCTTCAGCATGCGTAATATCTGTCAGGTCTGCGAAGTGCTGATCAGCACCTTCCCAGCATTCCTGTCGATATTTAGGCCAGTCTACATCTACAGCTACAACTTTGTACTGATCCTGTTGAACCAGTCTCTTAACCAGATTACTACCAATAAAGCCGCCGCCCCCAAGGACGACGGCCAACGGCTTATAGTCACTCACAACTCCCCCTAGCGGGAGATATCCATCCACAGATGTCTCCTGGACAAGTAAAGCTCTTCGTCTTGCTTCACGTGTTCCTCACCCTTTAGATAAGTGGCATCCTTCGATGCCTTTTTAGCTGCCCAGTGGGTGTGCTCGACCACGCAAGATAGAACGGGCTTGAACTTCGCACGTGCTTTAGCAGTCCAGATAAACTCTGTGTCAGTGTAGTTGTGCGAATAAGCTGGATTGAGAAAGCTCCCTGGGCCTGCATCTACCATCCCACCGATCTTATCTAGATATTCACGCTTGACAAGATAGTGCGTAGCATGGCTACCTTGGAGCACGTACGGATTAAATAGATCGTTAGTCCCGAAGACCGCAAACCAAGGATCTACATGAGCGAGAAGTCTAAGGTCCCAGCCTTCAGAGAAGTTGAGATCATCAGATCCACAGAACAGATACTCTGCATCAGAGAGCGCGTATGCCGTGTTGACTGCACCGGCGTAGCTCTTCGGACCCTGATTCAGGACATAAGAAAAGCCCTCCCGTTTAATAACGGAAAGGCTAGCATAATCATCAGGTTCTACGATGAAGCATATATGAATATCTGTCTTAGATCTCTCTGCGATATTCGTCCAGACTTTTCGCAGGCGTTCAGCTCGATCATATGTAGGAACTAGTACGTCAATCATTCGACAGCCAATTCTGGATGTGCTAACTGGATATGTTCGCTCAGCATGCCATCTGCTACTCGTTGAAGTGAGGATACGTAAGTCCACTGATGCTCTTCGCAGAAAGAGACCCAGATTTTATCTGTCCGCTGGAACGTCATCGGCTCCGGCGTGAAGTCAAGCTTCTGCAAGACGGGATGTAGTTCCATGGCTTAGACTCTCTCGGGAGGAAGATTAGGACTAGCGCCGACCCAAGGACTCGAACCCTGAACTCACGGCTTTGGAGACCGCTGCTCTACCAATTGAGCTAGACCGACTTAAGTCGCTGTGCCCTGACTCGAACGGGGAACTCCACATCACAGCAACAGTAATCCGAGTAGGATTTGAACCTACGACACGAGGGTTAAGAGCCCCCTGCTCTTTCCAGACTGAGCTATCGGATCATGGTTCTATTGTACCACGTAGCGCAGGCCGGAATTGAACCGACTAACGGAAGCTTATGAGACTTCTGTGCGACCGTCGCACCTCCGCGCTGTAGCACCGTGGATTTCACCTGGCCAGTGCAGTCCAGGAGATACGGGATCACCCCCTAGGTTAAGACTTCTTCTTTTTCGCCTTCTGAGCGTTGCTAATCTTAGCTGCCTTTTCTTTCGGCATGCCTTGATCTCGAAGAGCCTCGTATACCTTGGGCTTCTTAATCGACTTGCCTGGTTTCTTGTTACCTGGCACAGCCACCTCCTGATTAAGTGTTAGCAATCCTCGCTGTCCAGCGAGCTATCTGGGGGAGATACGCAATCTCGTTCTGCCTGTTCCCGTAGTAGGTCTGAGCTTCCGTCAGCCAGCTATCCGCCAAGTCTACACCAAGAATGGGGCAGAGTCCACCAACCCGCATGTGCCCGAACGCACGGTTAGGCTCAGTCGACGGATAGTTGTTGAGGAGGACATAGACACCTACATGCCTCGCAAGAGCAGGAGCGAGAACAGTAGCAGCTTCTACGAGAAGGGATAGATGATCACAGTCATTGACGGCTGGATCTATCGAAGAGTAAGGCCAGTTATGGACTGTGGGGTTGTACGACTGAACGAAGTACTTACCAAGCTGCATGATGAATGTATCTGCACTAGAGCCATTTGAAGCTGGAATATCTAGGCCAGCCTGCTGACAATGCTTGAGGAACATTGCAGTAGCGGCAGTCAGGTTGAGAACGTTAGTAGTGTTCTTAACATGAGCGAGATAAGAGATACCCCAACCGAGGGTAGTGTAGCTTCTAGGAGCGTTCATCAGTAGAACACCAATATCGATTACATCTTGAGCAGTGACTCCAGGAGCACCGTTGAGGTAAGCTTCGAGGAGACAGGGACCAATATGATCAGCAAGAGTAATCGAGTAGACTAGAGTTCCACCTCTGAAGGAGGTCCAACCTTGGAAGACTCCATTCGAGTAAAGCTTGAGAGCTTTCAGTTTGGCTAGGTAGTGCTGAGCAAGCTCAGAGTCCCAGCCTTGACGTTGGCCGACAGCGGAGAACATGAATGCGTAGTGAAATGGGAGCTGCTGACCGCCATCTAGCTCGGCGAACCGATCGATGACGTCATCTGCTAGATTGCCCCATACTGTCGTGTTTGCCATGGTCCCCTCTTAGGATTGAGCTGGCGGGCGGTGCTGCCTGCCGGGAGCCTTTGGCGCACGCTTGAGCACCGGAAGAGTGCTGTCCTTGTTTGCGCGAAACTGGCTCCCGGCCACGGTCTTCTCGGGCGTGAAAGTCTTGTCGAAGGTAACCGCTTCGGTGGTCACCGCGCGCTTGGCCATCTTTCACCTCGCCGCTGGGCGATTCTGCTCGGCAATGGTCTTGAGCTGCTGACTGATCTCGTAAAGGATCTGGCTCTGATACGCAGCCTGTTGAAGGATCAGCGTCAGGAGGGCTTCCTGTCGCTTCCCACGGACACGGACTTGGCGATCAACGATCGGATCAAAGAATGCTGGCATGGGCCTACCTTAGCACGAAGTTAGAGACCTTGCCTTAAATTACTGCTCAGCTTCTGAGTCTATCCACACCCTGCCACTACAGGAGGGATGTTAAGGGCTTCTTAGAAAGCCCTGTAGATACACCCCCCCTTACCCCCCCACATATATAGTGGTGGGGATAAATAACATCCCTCTCCCAGTTTTAGACCTAGGGAACGGCCAGCGTATAGGTATGCGGCCGTCCCTCAGTTCTTAGACCAAGAGAGGACTCATCGCCTCGCAGCACCACCGTAATAGAGCCCGTGGTCAGCTCAAATCTATGAATTTCGGAGTTCAATCCACCTCTGAGCCTTCTCAGAAGGGTTCACGACGAAATCTAGGAGCCATGCCTGCATCAACGAGTCGAATTTAACCCCTGAGAGGGTTTTTTCGTCGAAAAACGTCGTCAGACCAGCTTCAGTAACCAGATATCCGAAACTTGTCGTGTTTTCAAAGCTCCAGAGGACCCTGTAAGGGTCATTCTTCAGCTTTTCGTGAAGTCCGTCACCAGAATAGTACCTTCGGGTACCTTCCTGGAGTCCTCCGGACAACGGTGGTGGGTATTTCTCTCGATCGAATCCTTGCCAGAAGATATTCTCAGGGTCAATGTTCCCCTGGACGACCTGAAGGCCAGACCACTCGTGAGGCTCGAAGACGAAATCATCGTCGTTGTCGACGTCAGATTCTCTCATTTTACCCTTCCACCTATTATATATGGCAAATTTTCGGTTCTGTGGACATCAAGGGCTCGAAAAGTGAGGAACTTCACCTTTTTTGACGATAATTTTACCTTTTTTGACCCAAAAGTCCAGATCTACGACCTGATTGGGCTTCCACGACCACTCATCAGAGTTACCACCTCCCCCGGCCCAGAGGATGTCCATGAACGCTCGGAACGAGGGGTTCATCTGCCAGGCGTGATGTGGGTCTCTCTGCCTGCTGAAGGGGTCTCTCGTTCGATCAGCGATTGACTCACGAATCCACCACTGTTCGCATTCGTCACACATCCTTGAATACCACCTGGCCATAGTTGTCCCAATGTGCCCAGTCGACCTCGGCGTCGGGCTGGTATCGCCACCCAGAGCCACCTACGGGGATTATCAACTCAATCATCCCTCGGTATGACGGATTGCTCAGCCCGCTACCAGGATCAAACTCATCTAGTAGATAGGTCTCTGCACCTCTTCCCGCAGCGTACTCACGGATTCTCCACCTATCACATTCCCGGCACATCAGACACCCACATCGGCTCGATCTGGCCATCTGATATGAAGTCTCGACAGTTAGGACTCCAGATGTGCTTTTCATGGTGCCTTCCACATCTTGCATCCATGCACTCGTAGTCATCAGCAGTATCCCAACGCAGAGTCGTCAGGTATCCAGTCTCGTATAGCATTTCAACTCCTACCAAGTCGTCCATCAATTTACCCATTTGACCATATACATGCAGCATCGACTCTTGGACGGAACGATGCGACATGTCGATGTTAGTTGTCATGATGCTCCTTCGGACAGTCAGCGATGTGTTGCTGTGACCAGTCGTTGACCCATTGAGCGTCAGTGCAGCCCTCGATCCACTCAGTCGAAGGACAGCAGGCCCAACACTGGACGCACGACATGAAGATACCATCGGCATCGGCGTTGAGGATAATACTGTCTAGATGACTCACTTACGTCGCCTCGCAGCTTCTTTCGATGGCGCATATTCCTTTGCCCAGAGCATCCCATCAGATTCGATAAGATAATACTTACCAGTCTCTTTGAGGATGCCATAAGCAGGTTTATAGCCATTCATTCGGAGGGTGCCCACAGTTTCAAGCTTCTCTAGTTGGGCAATCTTTGCACCGAGTTGCTTGTACTTCTTCTTAGCATTAGTCTCGACTTTAATCGTATAAGACAATAGGCCGAGGACTGATAGAGAGATAACAATAGCACAGAAGATCATAGGATTAGACACCCACCCATACAGCACATAAGGATAATGAATAGAACGATTCCGAACGCTAGTGACTCTCCACAGCTCAAATCTCGGTAGTACATGGTCCGAGCGTAGCACGAGGATGGCGATTC